ACACACCGGAACAGATAGAAGCGTATCTGCACGGCAAGTTTGTGAATCTAACTCAGGGGCGAGTCTATAAAGAATTTGACAGAGACATTCACGTAATTCATAGAGAGCTTGAGGGATGGACAATATCCGGGGCGCAGGATTACAACGTGGACGCAAATACAGTTGTCATCTTCGCACATAACAAGAATGAGATTCACGTATTCGATGAATTTCGATTAAAGAATTCCGGCACCTACGACATGGCGGAAGCGGTAAAAGAAAAATATCCCGGGATTAACATATATCCGGATGCAACGGGATCTGCACGGAAAACATCCGCATCACAATCCGATCATGACATCATGAGACAAAACGGATTCAAGGTACTCACGAATAAATCTAATCCGCACGTAAAAGACCGCGTGAATGCGGTGAACAAACTTTTGAAGGACAGACGCTTAACGATTGAAAATGCGCCTAATCTTCTCATGGACTTTGAACAAAACGTATGGCGCAACAACGACATTGACAAACGCGATCCCGAACAGACACACGCAAGCGACGCAATCGGATATGCGGTGTCTTGGTTGTTCCCGATTATCGACAGAAAGGTGGGCTATCAGTCATGGTAGGATTTCTGCTCGGATTCTCGCTGGCGTTAAACATTTTATTTATTATCGGCCTCTATGTCTCGTGGAAGTTTCAAACGAAAATGGCAAAGGCGCAGGAAACACTTGTAAGGAAATCACTTATGAAATTCAATAAAAATTTATATCAGGCATGATTATTCCAGACCTATCAAGAGACATTGTCCTCAAATCCATCAAGCAGGAAATATCCAAGATGGATGACAAAAACTTAAAACGCCGGATGAAGTTTGTGGATTTTTATGAGGGCGAACATGAGCCGCACATTAAATCTTATTTTGAGAAAGGCCCACAATTACCGCTCTACACCGCAAACATAACCAAGCGCATGGTAAACGCTCGCTCGCTTGCATATAAAGACAGTCCGCTGCGAAGCAACGAACGCTACAACGACGCGCTTCCGCACGACATTAATTCCAAAATGCGACAGATGGAAAAGATGACATTTCTTTTAGGCTCAATGGGACTCATTTCACGCTGGGACGAAGATCACTTGGAATATGACATACTGCCGTACTTCTGGCCGATATTCGTTTCCGGCTCAATCGACGTGAAGGCAGTCTATTATCCGCTCGCTAATCTTAACGATAGGACGAATAGAATATACGAGTATTGGTCGGATGAAGAACATTTCCGATTCGATCAAAAGGGCAAGGTCTGGAACTTAGATGACGACGGAATTAATCTATACGGCCGGATGCCGGTTACATTTGCTCACAGAGATCCCGAACTCGTAGATGAATTTTTCCAATGCGGTGCATCCGATATTGTTTCGGCAAACGAACATCTTGATATATTGATGCAGGAAATCATGATAGCAGCGCGCATTGATTCTTTAGGGATTAAGTACGCGACAAATATCCACGACGATACGCCGATCCGCGCCGGTGTGGACGAGGTCATCATGCTTCCGGACGGCGCAACGCTAAATCGATTGGAAGGCGGAGATCCTCAAAAGCTCTTGAACGTGGCAAAGTCAATCATTCAATCCACAGCACTAAACAATCATTTGGTTGCGAGATTTGTGGATTCAGAAAGCTCATCTGGAATAGCCTTAAAAATTGAGAACATAGAGAACTGGGACGCACGCAAAGCATCGGTGAATGATGTATGGCGGCCGTTTGAACACGAACGATTCAAACTTGACAGAGAGATTGCAGCATATCACGGCGTAAACATTGACGAAGACTTCGCAGTCGATTTTAAAGAGCCGGATCAAGTGATGGACAAAGCGGAAGAACGCGCTCATTTCGATTGGATGATGGCCAACGGATTCATGACGAAGAAGCAAGTGATGAAAGCCATGAACCAGGACAAACTTTCTGACGAAGAGATAGACGAAATTTTAGAAGAGGCGGCGGTAGAAGTACAGCCTGAGAAGCCGTCATTAGTGGATATTCTGCAAAGCTGATGGCATTCAACGAAGAACAATTTGGAACAGCTTGGACGAAAGTCTTAGAACTCGTTTCTACAATGTACGGGCGATTTGAGGCGAACAAACTGCCGTCGGAACAGATCGTAAAAGAGCTTGTGGACTTGGATTTGAAAACATTGCTTTTAGAAGATTTCAAACTGAATGGCGAACTCGGCGCAATTACAAATAATTATATCAATACGCTCAAAGGAATGGAAGCATTCGCAACTGTGCCAGAAAGCACTCTCAATTCATTGATTAAAATGGATGCGGACTTCTTTTCATCCAAGATTGGCGAACAGGCAGAAATCATGAAGCGGCTCATGATTGAATCCATTATCGGACGGCAAAGCGAGGCGGTATTCGCCGAATCATTGCTGAATATGGGAATGAGTGAAACAACAGCGAATCAGATGGTGAACGATTCCATCCGAAGATTCTCGCGCACCGTAACGCGCGACATGGCGAACAATGCGCCGCAGGACAAACTTTTTATTTACGACGGGCCGGTGGATGACAGGACAAGCGATATATGTTTAGAGATTTCGGCAGCCGGGCCGATGACAATGGCGGACATTGATTCACGTTTTGGCGATGCAAGTTTGTCAGGCGGACATTTCAACTGCCGGCATGAATTCGTGCCTTATACGGATCAGGCTCAGTATCCGGAAAACGATTTAAGGCATCAGGTGGCTGCGCGTGCCTAAAGTTTTACGAGCTAAAGATTTGCCGACCGTTCCGTTAAAAGATTGGAAGGACATCGGCGACCATGCTGCGAATAAAGTCCGAGAATATGTAAGGGGCGGCATTCTGAAGGGCAAGTATTCAAAAGATTACGCCGAAGCAAAAGCCAGCAGAAAAGCCGGTCCGAAGGGTGCATCTATTTCATCCACGCAAACATCATTCGTGGATCTAACGCTGACGGGCAAGATGTTAGGCGAACTCAAGCGGACGAAGGTGGGCAAAGATTTTGTACAGATCGGACTCTCGGGCGTGAATGCGTCAAAAGCAGAATCAAACGCAAGGCGAGGATATGATCTGTTCGACAATAAAGTTTTGAATCGGATTGAAGCCGATATTGTACACAGAATTGATAAAAGGGTGGATTCTAACGTAAAAGAATATGAGCGTGATTCCATCGAAATCAATGTAGGGAAATGAACTCAAACAAGAGGTAAACATGAGCGAAGTAGAAGTCAATAGCCAAGACGAAAAACAGGCACCGGAAGCTGCATCCGAAGAAAAGCAGACAGTCGATAGCGTTCCTTATGCACGGTTCAAGGAACTCGTGGACGAAAAGAATACAATGAAGGCAGAACTCTCGGCCATCCGGAACTCTATTACGGACGAAAAGGAATCTCGCAAGATTAAGGATTTGGAAGCAAAGGGCGAATATGACACCGTTGTATCCGGACTGAATTCCAAACTCGAAGCTGCGACGAAGAAAGCCGAAGCCTTTGATTCTTACAATGCAGCGCGCAGGGAAACACTTCTTGCAAAGCTGCCGGAAGATGACCGTGCAATTTACGAAGACATGAATCTTGAAAAGTTAGAGGTTCATGTAGATAAAGTTTCAACTCGACCGGCGAATGTTCCATCTGGACGACCGGGACGCGGTGATTACGGCGGATACGAATCTGCGGTTGAGCACGCGCTCAAGGATCCGGACGGCTACAAGAAATCCCGGGAGAGTGATAAGACAAGTTCAATGTGGGGAAATTTATTTAGTGAAAGTTGATGGAAAAAAAGAATCCATCTTCGGAATCGACGTGGACTCGCAGGATGACTGCAAAGTTGCGCTCGATCAAGAAGGAAATCCGGATGTCTCGATTTACGGATCGAAAACATCCCGGGTGGATATGGTGGATTTCATGGAGGAAAGATATACCAATCACCTCAAAGGAAAATCGACTGATAAACGAATGTATTTTTCCGGCTTGGACTTTGACAAAGATGGGAAAATAATATAATGGCAGTAACAAAAAAATCAGACATATTGTCTGGCGACCAAATTCTTGCCGATGCAATTATCGCTTTCCAGGAAAGTGGTGTAATGACACCACTTGTTAAGAGTGCGAATGCGTCTAAAGGTGCTGGTACGATTAAATTTCCGTACTACGGCGATCCTGCAAGTTCAAATGTAGGTTCGGCAACAGACGGATCTGATTACACAACTACCACAGCTCGTTCCGTATCCGGTGCGACGGCCACGTTGGCCGAATATGTAGTTCGTTCCGATGTGAGCGATCTCGCAAATCAAACATCACCGCAGAATCTCTATTCTGACGTTGGTTCAATTATCGGTCAGGAATTAGCATTGAAAGCAGACGATCTTTTGACGGATCTGTTTTCCGGCTTTTCACAAACCGAAGCAGGGGCAGCAACGACTCTAACATTGGATCACGTATTTGGTGCAAGTCGTCAGCTTCACGCTGCCGGTGCGCCGATGCCGTTCAATCTGGTGCTTTCGCCCAAGCAAATTTGGGGCGGAAAAGGAATCCAGAACTTATTGGTGCATACCAATTCCGGCTCACAAGTAGCTGACAATCCGCTATCTCAGGAAATGCTTTCAAGCGGAATGGTCGGACAGCTTGCCGGTAATTCGGTGTATTGGTCTGGTGAAATTGACGAAAACGTAAGTGCTGGCGGCGATGCTGCCGGTGCAATGTTTAGTCGTGGGGCTTTGGGTATCGGTTTCAGTTCTGCCGGTCCGGTTAAAGTTGCGCAACAGCGCGACGAATCGGCTCGCTTGACTGAGTTTATCGGTATCATGGTCGCAGGCGTGATTGAAGTAAAAGACACGTTTGGGGTTTACATCCTTTCGGACGTTTCATAACTGATTAGGTAACGGAGGCTCGGCTCGTTCGAGCCTCCATACTTAGGGATAAATATGGCAGTATCAAATAAACGAAGTTTCAACGAACTCATAAAAGAATACTTTTTGGATATCGCCGGACTTACAACAGCGCATAGCGTAAACGATGCCATGCGAGCCGGCCTTGAATCATTAGGGCATTCGGGCAGTTTGAATAAAATGCTTTACGCTTGGGCGAATGACCAAGCAGGGACAACTGTTTCAATAAACACCGCATTGAGAAGCGCATTTGCCGATATGGTCGGTGAATCGAGTACAGGCTTGCAATCAATGGCGGTCGAGTATTTTCAACCAATAAATTTTGATTCTATTCTGGTTAAGTGGGAAGACGAAGATCGGAAGTGGAATTTCATTGATTAACACAATCGCCGGGATTGCCCGGCATAGGATAATAAAATGGCA